GGATAACCTTCACTTCGTGGACAATAATTACAAGTCTTATTACAAAGTCCTGTTACATCTATATTAATCAGTCCTGGTTGTTTCATTTGCCCATCCACTTGACATTTCGTCCATGACAAATACCCAGTTCTTTCTACCTGCTGGGTCTATGTTTGTTCCTACTTCTCTGCAACCTAAGTCTAAAAAGACTTGTCTGCCTGGTTCATAAGTTATTTCTAACATTCTATGAGGTGACCCTAGTTTTTTACTTAAGAACTTGCCACCTTGTTTGAAATCATATACTGACATTCCGCCTTTATATTCATCCATACATGCCTGTCTACGGGCTGCTGGGTATCGATACTCTCTGCCATCATCTCCTACAAATACTTTATTTAAACACCATGATATAGTTCCTACCATATTCTGTGGCTCTAATCCTAGTACTGTATCATAGTTCATACACCAATAACTATTTTTATCATAGTGTGCTTCTAAGTCTTGATAACATACTTTGTTTCTTACTATAAAGCCTTGTATTCTTAACTGAATTATTCTATATAATTCATTAGCTGTTAGTTCATCGTAATGTTTTACTACTGTTATTATTGACATATTTGTTCTATTATCTCCCAACATTTATCTTCTGGTGTCACAAAGTCCGCTATGGGACACACAGGTTGTTTATCTTTATCATATACTGCTAATCCTAATGTATCGCCTGGCATACGAGTTAGTTTTGTTATTGTAGGTTCTTCTACCCACACTTTATGCATTTCAGTTGAACGCATTTCATAAATGTCTCCAACATTATATTGTTCAGTTTCTCCTTCTAGTATTGCTACTCCCTGCTGTACATAAGGAAAGTCAGGGGTTTTACCCTTCTTCAAGTAAGTGATACAATCTATGTTTCTCATAACCTGATTTCCATGTACAACTACTCCTCTCTTATTAAATAATTTACCTTGCATAACCACACTTCTAAAAGTACTTCTATGGTTATGGTATTCATCTACTACTACTGGAGTAAGAGTTGGATGATAAAAGTTCCATCTTTCATTAGCTGTTCTATTTAACCAAATAAAACCTAATCCATTCATTTGTGGAGTCTTGCCCCATGACCTTAAATAATCTACATTAATCATACTCGCCGTACAACTCGAGGTATTATTTCTCCACTTCGGATAACTTCTACATCACACCCGATTTTTAAATCTAGTGCTTCGATATATCCAATGTTATGTAAGGTTGCTCTTGAAACTATCGCATCGCCGATAATACAAGGAGATAATATAGCGACAGGAGAAACTGCTCCTGACTTACCTACTTGCCAATCGACATCAAGTAGTTCTGTTACTACTCCTGCTTGTCTAGTTTTTATTGCAAACGCTCCACGGGGATGGTGTGATGTGTAGCCTAACGATTCAAATTTACTGTTAGAGTCGACTCTTACAACTTTACCATCATTTGGGAACAACGAGTAATCACTTAATGTGATAGACTCGAAACCTTTGTCAGATAACACTTTCATATCTTTTACCCAACTGTCTGAAAGACAAGGTTGAATACCATAAGATACAAAAGTCAAATCACGACTTTTAAACTCTTCTACATCTTTTAAATTCAATGCACCAGAGGCATAGTTTCTTGCATTAGGTATAGACTTGGGAGCTACAATCTCTCCTGTGATCTGGACTAGTCCTTCGATAGAAATATCGTTAGGCACAAGAAAGGACATCTTATTAGTAATGTCTAGTCCTTGTTTACCATCTCCCCTAGTAAGTGCTTGATGCAGCTTCCCGTCTATATATGTCAAAGAAACAGCGGCACCGTCTAACTTGGTCGTCATAATATGGGCGTGTTTACCTGTCCAATCTGGCTCTTTGGTTTCGCCTATAAATACTTTTTGGAGTGAGTACATTTGATACGGATGTGTGTACCTTTGCTCGTTGACCTTGCTCCCAACTTCATTTTCCAACTGTGTATTTTCAACAAGTCGGTCATAAACTTCATCTGGGATAAGAGGGTTGCCCTCTACATATGCTTGATTGCATATGCGTAAATATGCTTCTAGTTGTTTATTCATATGTATATTATATCCGATTTTCGGGATTGTGTCAAGAACTATTTTTGATAGATGTTGTCTAGAGTCTCTTTGAAATGAGTTGACAGAACATCTTTTACTTCAGATATGGAAAGGATTTCTACTAAGGCATCGAATAAACCACGAGTATTATCAAAATCCATCTTAATTGCTATACCATTCTTTGTAGGTTTCCATTGTTCATCAAAGTCTTGGTAATATTTTCTTATGTGTAAGTATTCCTCTCCACGAAAAGTATTGACCATAACGAAAACTTTTTCATTCTTGTCTTGGTTATAGTGTATTTCCCTTTCGTAAACAGGGGGTGCTTCATGTATTTCTATCATTTTTCAATATCCTTGCTAGAGGCACAATAGAAGTTACATTTGATGGTTGCAATAATCTAAAAGAATCAGTGTCCCAACAAAATAATAACATTTGAGTTTTATTTGGTTTCGCCCTGTTCTTTTTAGTTTGTATGTATTTGTTATCAAAATCCATAGTGCAGACATTATACTTCAGTCTGCGACTGTTTTGACTTCGGTAGGTAATTATTGCATCACCTGCATCCGTTACTGTTTTAGTAAAATCGTCTTTCTTCATCCGTATCCTTGTGGGTAGTTAATATCTATTAGCGTCCCAACAATGGTTTGGTTGTTTCGAGCTTCTTTTTATAGATGCAAAAATATGCGGACAGTCCGTAGACTGCCCACACTCAGGGGTAGTTAATCGTTTAGTTTATTGATTAGTGTTGCAAAGTACATAGCAGCTTTCCCTGTGAGTCTGCCTATGATAGCTGCGTCTGGCTCTTCACCAGCATCGCTTATTGCACTTGTAAGTGTTTCTTGAGCAACGGCTACATTAACTCTGCCGCCACCTGTCGAACCTCCACCAGATTTAGGAGCAGGTGTTTTTCTTACATAAACTTCTGCTTTTGTCAAAATCATACGAACTCCATTTGGGCTCTCGCCTAATTCGTCTGCAATCATTTTAACAATCTCCATACTTGTTTCTGGAGTTGGTTCTTCTGCAGTATACATCTCTACTGCTTGAGCTTTTAATTCGTCTGTCCAAGCCATTTTTCTTTTTTTCCTTAATGTGTATTTTGTTTTGTATTCGGCAAGAGTGGAAGTATTACGATAACCAGGGCACCAACCTGTGGTCTCTAGCATCTGTGTGTAAAACCTGTCGCTCATTGCTTATTTCCTTAATATAAATATATTATACAAGAAATTTAAGCATGAGTCAAGAACTATTTTTTAGAAGCTATGACCGTAGGTCATTATATCATCCTTATATAGTACGGCTATATTAGTTTTGCTCTTAATTGTATACCATCTTTTCCAATCTGTTACAATCTTGACATCCTCTAAAACTGATGTATCTTTTGGATGTAGGTTGAGTTCTTTCAACTCATCTTTCCAAGCACTAAAATTAACTATGTAGTCGCAATCTTTATAAAGTTTTGTCTGTGCTTCAAGAGGAAACTTTAAACACCACTTGTCAAAGCCTATATAATTAAAAGCATAAAAGTATTCAGTAACTGCTCTCTCATATGGATTTCTTACTACCCCTATGGTTTTCTTTTTATCCTTTAGTATTAGACTGGACATTTTGTTCCTGTAGTTTCTTGTTTAGTTTCTCTACTTGTATATACAACTCATATAGCTGTTTAGTTTGTTCAGCTACCATCTCTTTTAGTATTTCTACTTCTGTCTTTCTCATTTGAAATACTTAACAAGAACTGCGAGTTTATCTTCTAGTGAAGATAGTTTCTCTACTTCTGCATCTAGTGTTTCTATAATATCGCCATGTTCTGCAAGTCCTACATGAGAACCTAGTAGCACTTCAATATTTACTTTGTGTGCTTCTATACCACCCTCATAAAATTTTATGAGAGCTTTAACTAATCTTTCTCTATAATTACTCATCTTTTTCTCCTATAAGTGCGGGGACAAACCCTCGCATAAAATGTTCTTTTCTTTTGTCATCTAGTAAAACAAGAACTAAAAATGGTAAGCAAAAAAGACTAAATAATATAAATATTATTCCAGTTAACCACTGCCATTGTAGTATCATATTATTAGGCGACATAATTCTTACCAACTTCATAGAAGGTAGGTACAATTGCCAAAATGCTAGAACTACTCCTGCCATCCAAAATGCCAGTATGTAATTAAATATTGTATATGTCGACTCCATATTTTTCTAAATGCCTTAAGCTTCCTATATCATAAGCTAGTTGAAGGGTGTATTTTCCTGCGTATCGTAAATGAGGAAAGAATGTATCGCTCAGATCAGTAGTTTCAATAGTGTATAATAAATACATTTTTGCTCCATACTTCTCCTCATAATTACAGGCTTTTGTAATATCGCCTTGACAATTATATCCCTCATGGTCTACTTGCCACTGAGGACTAATCTCTCTTATTACTTTTGCTGGGTAATTCTTTCGAATTGCCCATACTATTTCTCCTTCTTCAAAGCTCTCAGACATACATTGGTCTGGTAGCATTGCTTCTCTTATTGCTTTATGGTCGCTTTCTGGGAGCTTCATTGGAACTCCGATTCTTTCGATAATGGCTTTTACAAAAGCAGGAGAACGATATATTCTCTTTGCTATGTTAGACACATTATCACCTTGTAAATACCCTTGAACTACAAACTTTATATCTCCGTCTGTAGCAGGAGTACCTCTTAACTTGGCTTTCATCTTCATAGTACGAATTAAATCTTCTTTATGTTGGTCGATGATATTGCCTAATCGTGTAGTGTTATAACTAATATTCAGAATACTACATGCTTCCTTTTTAGTTATAGGTTTCTCAGCCTCTAATAGACCGATTACTTTTGCAACATTAACTTTCGTTATGTTTTCGTGTTTCTTGATTCTCAATTTCTTTCCCTAATAGCATTACAGCATAATGTAGAATTTTTAATAAATCATCTGTGTTCTTTCCATTCTTCTTGCCATATCGTTGGGCATACTTTATGATATTTCCTAAGCAAAACCCTTCCCCATGACCTGCGTCAAATACGAACTCTGTTGATTGTATCTTTTCCATACTATAATGACTATTATAAGTTTGAATAATATGGTTATTCAACATATTTAATGCTGTTTCTTCGTTAAATTTGTTCATTGTTTTTCTGTGCTAAAAAAGCAAACCTGTACCAGTCTGCCTGTTTCTTTATCATGCCCCCAACCTGCGTTGAATGGAGCATGCCAATATGTTGCAGGATACATAACCAATCGATTATATACATTACCTACATATGTATGTAGTTCCCAAGAGGAGTTTTCTTTCTGCTCCCAAGTTCCTGTGAAACTTTCCATACTAATTCTTAAATCATCCCTGCACTGTATTGATTGTTTTTCTTTATCTCTAAATAAACCTGTTCCATGAGTTACAGGAGCATTTGGTGTTAGATAACACACACTTGCCCATGCTTCTCCATCCATAAGTTTAGTTGTTTTTTCAGTATAGTTAGCGAAATCATGATGTACCCAATTTTTATACTCTTTCGTTTCTAGTCCTAATGTAAAGGCAGTATTACTATTTCTTTTTGCAAAGTGTATAATTTTTCTGTTTAAGATTTTTTCTAATCTATTCTTTACATATACAAAGTTTTCGTTAGAAAAAGAACTTATAGTTCTTTGACCTGGAAACATAATTCGTTTACCCTTGACCCCAGGAAAGAAAAACTCTTGTAGAGCTTTTTCTCTAACTTCCTCAGGATTAGGATAAAAATTGTCTTGAACTACAATCATTTTTGTAGTTCATCTAGTACATCTAATCCACCTTCAATTTTTGCAAGGTATTCTTTTTTATTGTTTAGCTGACCTTCAAGCAAAGCAATCTCTGCCTCAGCTTCAGCTTTCTGTTTGTTTAAATTTTGCCTAAGCATATCAGCATGAGACATTGTCTCAACTGGCTCTTTAGTTATGCCCAATAGCGTTTCAAGAGGAATGTCTTTTGCCATGTAATCTTACTCCTGTTCCTAGATGAGTTTCTGTTCCATCAGACTTTCTCATAATTAATTGTCTACGATGCTTAAGAAACTTCATTCTTGATGTTAAATATTCTTCTAGTGCCGTACTTTGTAAGTTGCTAGGCACAAAGAAAGTATATACTCCTGATTTTATTTTTTTCATGTTCTTGTTATTCTCTTGTCATACCATGCGAGACCTTCATCCCACCAATGGGGATTGTCTCGATATGACCACTTGGCAAAGGTCGCTTTGTCAGTATGGTAGTATAAACGATAACTACCGACAACATCATCTTCGTCTTTCAACTCATCTGGCATTGCCATACCGAAAGGTGTCTCGCCTAAACGAGGCATATTCTTTGGCTCGGGTAGTTTATTTACTACTTCCATAACTGACTTGTGCAACTTACCGTAACGATAATAATACTCATCATTGAGTGCATTTGCATAGCAGTGCACCCACTCAAAGTTGTCGAGGCTAGACCTAGTCCAAATTGTACAGGGATGATTATACATCATCGGCAAGTACGGAGTGATTGGTCTCTCCTCTAGTGGCAAATGTTTAATCTTTGCCTTTTCTTCATTTAGAACCTTGCTCTCTTCTTTGTTCAATGCACGAGGCACAAAACCAAGAACTTGGTCTACCCACACAGCAGTACACAAAAGTTGTGCTGCCTCTAGTGGCATTTTGACAATATGTTTGTCAACATGATATTGTGCAGACTTGTCAAGGTCTTTATCTAAGTAAAATAAGTTCATCTTATATCCAGCATTTATATTTCGGACATTCACCTGTTATGTGGTCTACTAAGTGTCCACAAAACTCACAGTCATCCCAATACCATGTCTCAAAGGACTTGGTATCTGAATTCCACATTTGAACTGTCTTTCTTTCTTGATTTTCCATAATATATATTATACAGAAATTTTTATCTGTTGTCAAGAACTATTTTTATTTGCCTCCAAAGGCTTTACCAGCCTCAGATATACCAAATGCTCCTAATGTTACTATAACGAAAGAAGTATAAATAGTATCGGATATGACTAAGTCTTGTCCCATGAATGCTGTGACTAGGTCACAGATTCCGAACACTGTCATTAAGAAGAAAGAAATAAAACCAATGATAGCTTTTTCATTTATATCATTATGGTCTAAGAATAAGTCCATGAACTTACGCTTGCCGGGCTGCATTCGAGCACGGTCTTCTTTCATCTTAGCAATTAAGTCTTCAGCTTCATCGAGTTTATCGACTAGCTTCATATACTTATCTAAGTCTATCTGAACTTCATTTCTACTGTTATCACTCTCAATTGTTGCCATAGTAATCTCCTATGGTTTCCAGTCATACCACTCCCTTCTGCGATAAGGCTTTCCAGGCTTTGCTTCCTGAAAGTGAAAAGAGATAGATAATCTTGGACTTAGAGTATCAACTCTATGAAATTTCCCTTTCGGGATATATAGTAAATCACCCTCGTCTAGTTCTACAACTTCTTCAACTGTAGCGTCTTTCAATCTATCGTGACCAAGGTCTTTACTAAACTCTTTATAAATGTACCAGCGTATCTTGCCTGATACATGAAATAAAAAATTGTCCGTTGAGTCAGCATGTATTGGAAAACAATGTGCATCCCTACGCTTACTACAGTATATATTAGCTTGACCTATTCCATATACTTTTTCAAACTCTTGGCATTGTTTCCACATACTTTCATTTAAGAACTCACTTAATGTAAGTATGAAACTGCTTCCTCTGTTCCACAAATCTAATATCTGTTCTCTACTATACTTCTTTTTGGACTTCTTCTTACACCACTTATTACCATCTGGTAATACTATTTGTAATTGGGGAGTCCTGTCCCAGCTACCGACATTTATTTGATTCAAATAGTTGTCAAATTCTTTCCAACTAAAATGGTTTTCAAATATATTATCTTTTGACTTAATTATAAAATGTTTTTTACCTTTATACTCGTCTAAAAATCTTTCACGAGAGATAGGGTTAATTAAGTTATCAAAGGTAATTGACAATTTTTGCTAACCTCCACCACTCTCTCATTAGGTCAGGTCTAGGATGAGTAGCCTTTGCATGAGGTGTATACTTTGGATGCCATGGTTGGTAACTCAATGCTGTTAAATGTAATTGCCAAATCATATCCATCTCTAAATTTTCTTTATCTTCCCATGCAGGAGGTGTTTTACTCCATAAATCATACCCTCTAGGTATTGCTGAGGGATTCGTTCCATCAAAGACATTCCATCTAGCGTCTAACATATGAACTAACTCTTTTGTCTTTTCTTTATGTGGACTACCTAATTTTTTCATGACTTGCCACTTATAAGAATAGTTTTTATTCCAATTAATTATATCGTCTATGGGGTCTACAAACTCTTCTGCTTTCTCACAATCTATCAAAAGTACACTATCACACCAGAAACCTCTTGGATATCCCATATGAGCTCCTGCTTTACCATTATCTTGTAATGCATCCCATACCATTCCAAATGCTTTTCCTTCTAAGTCTGTATTATATAGTGCAGCTATGTCTCTAAAGTTAATCATATCTGTATCTGTGTAGAGTGCTTTTCCTTTATATCCCATTAGATGTGGAACTGCATATCTATAACAAGTAAATGGAGTGCCCCAAGTTTTTCTATTCCACCCTGGAAAGTCACTTGGTCGTAAGAATACTACTTCTACAGGCATTGTTGCATTTTTATGTATTGTATACAAATAAATCTTTTGTGCTAAATCATCATGAAGGTCACTTGTTCCTACAAATAGTTTAACTGTATCTCGCATACAATACCTCCTGTCCTTCTTCCATGTGCAAACAATGTGCATATCTATTACCTATAACAAATATACTGCCCTCTGCAATAACATTCAATTTTATATTTCTACTTTTATAATTATATAAATCGTAATCATATATAGCTACTGTATGTAGCAGTCTTAAAAAGTTTTCAGAAACTAATATTCTTATATCTCCTTTCAATGCATATATTATAGTCGCATCCTTACTAGGAATATGTAATCCCTTGCCTGAATGTTTAGCTGTCATGATATCAAAGAGAGGAGGAGTTTTGTATTGTTTTCCTACTTTACGAAAGAAGTCAAGAAAATCATCACGATTATCTTGATACTCAGGTGTTGAAGTTTCATAGTCATCTCTGGAGTCTCTCCTATAAAATAAAAATGAGTCCATCCATGGAAACATATATTCATGTTGGTATATACCATAATCAGCTATACCATTAACTACTTCTTTTACTTGTTTAGTAAGTTGCACCTTTACCTCTCATAAATCCTACTATTATATCTCTTTTGCCCCACTCTAGTGGTTTGCTCTCATGTTCGTGTATGCTAGTGAAAATAGTTAGACTTCCCTTTTTTCTCATCGATGGGAAACTATGTCTAAAATTCTCTCTCACTTTCATACTATCTGGTAGAAAATTACTGTCCATATATACATCAGGAACAGTATAACTTTCTACAATTTCTAAATCACCACCACCATATTCTTCAGAGTGGCTCAATTGTATACTTAAACTTAGTTTTCGTACTGTATTACTAGACATAGCTTGTAAACTAGGTCTATGGTCACGATGTGGTCGAAAGAACATTCCCTTTTCGTCATATCTAACCATGTTTATTTCGTGCCATTTTCTTTCTTGATGTAAATGAAAGTTATATGACCTATCATTATATAAGTTAACAGCTTTTATTAGTCTGTCATAGAATGGGAACTCTACATTACTTCTCTTTTTACATTTTCTAATCTTACTGTTATACCCTGAGTATCTTGTGGCAGCATACTTCCACTTCATATTCTTATTTATTTCAAACAAACTATCGCACTCTTCTTCTGTTAAAAAGTCTGGTATGTGTCCTACAATGTCATGTGTTTTATACTTACTCACTAATAATTTCATTATTAATTACTCCATCTTGCAATGTTAGTTGATAAGAATGTGCCCACTCCACATTTTCTGCTAAAATACAAGTAATAGTATCATAGCCTAACTTTCTAGCTAAACTTAATCTTTGATTGCCTGTATAGGCGAGGAGGGGGTAGGATTTTAGCCACGGTTGGTGGTCTTTTACCTGTCTTTGCGACTGATACCAGTTAGGATATGTGTTGGGTATCACTATAACTGGGTCTAGTAATCCTTTGTTATTGAATGATTGTGCAAGGTGTTTCTGAACTCTCTCATGTTTCACTGCTCTACAAATTAACTGTATCGCTGCATCCATAGGTTTAGATGTTGTTTCTTCTAAACCCTCTTTGGTCATTAAATATGTAGTTATTGGACTACTGTTTTTCGCTATTAACCTCTTTGGTTCCAAGTTCCTCCCTTGCTTCTAATTGTTTTATTCTATTAATTAATTCTGGGTATGCATCAAACTCGTGGAGTTCTTTACATGGGTGGCTATTTTCTTCTAACTTTATTACTCTATCTTCTAATTCTTCTAGCCATTCTTCATTTTCTTCAAATCTGTCTTGTGCTGGTTCATGCTTTTCAAACCAGTCTGAGTGTTGGTTCATGGCTCTTCGCCACTGTAACATTTCCCAAAACCTACTGAACATTTCGGATAACCTCTTTTGCTGCTTCCCATTCGTGTAAGTTCTTTGAAGGGATTGATATTTCAAATACAAATCTAGGGTGTTCTAACCCTGTGTTTCTATCTGCTAACCATTGAGTTCCCTCCATGCTACCTGCTAATACTGTCCAGTCTTTTCCTTGGTGTTGGTCTGGTATTTTCTTTATTTGCCCATCTCCAACCCAATGTGTCACTCCAGTACCTCTATTATAAATAAATCTTATAAACTTTCTTTTCTTTAGATGACTGTTGTTCCATGCTGTCCAACCCCATTTCTTTGGTTGCACGGCAATCTCACTTACATACCAATTAGCTGTATCAGTGCTTAACTTCATTGCACCTAAAAATGCATTGACTGCACTATGTAATTCTTCTGAGGGATAACGCTTTGTATAATCTATAGTATTTGTTCTATCTACTGTAGGTGTTGACATAGCCATCTTATCTTTTAACCTTTTAAATGATACATCTGGTGCTGGGTGTTTATTATATGTTGCTACTTGTTTATAGCAAAACATAGCTAAGTAATGTAATTTAGCCACTACTTGCTGGTTATTTAGGTTTACTTTCTCCATTGTTTAAATCCGCTGTCGTTACCTCTCGGTAATATACTACGACATCCTTGAGTTCTGTAATGTATCTTTTTAGTTCTTGCATATTATATGCCATAACTTCATAATCAGGTATGGTCATTGCAAGAAAGACTAACTCCCCTTCTTGGTCTTCGATAACTTTAAATTGTGATTCAAAGTTCTCAGGCGTTATGGTTAACCATCTTACCTCTTTTAAATCTATCTCACGAGGCATGATAGGTTGAACTATCGTCCTCTCCATTGGTTTTGCTACTACTTCTATCTGTTTAGTTGGAATTAGGCTGCAGCTGGAGCCCATCATCAAGGTCATCAACAACAACGCTGAGTTTCTCGATTTCTTCCATAATGTGTTTTGTTCCATTATTTATCTTCCTTTGCATATCAACTGGGTCGCCCATTATTTTGGCAGTCAGTTTATATTCTCTTATAAATTCTGAATATCTATTCAGTTCCCTTTGAGCGTTCTGACTCTTTATTGTCATCTCGTTCAGTTGTGTTGTTTGTAAAGCAAAGTCATTAGTCATTGTGTCTAATGCTTCTTGTTGGGTAGCGATTGCTCCCTCTAATGCTAGATTGTTTGCTTTTAGTGTGACATTCTCGTTGTATAGCCAATATCCACCTAGTCCTAGCACTACAATTATTCCTATATAAAATTGATTCATACTTCTACTATCCTTTCTCCCTCTACTGTGACTAAGCAGGTTTCACACCAACCAAAGTCATCGTGTTCGCACTTGCCAAACTTTGCTCTTTTACGAGCATTGCTCTCGTGCATTGTTTTTACCCAAGCATCTGATGTATCCTGCCATGTTTTTGAATTTTCATACATTGACAAAGGATTTCTCATATTTCTTCTATTCTGTAGTTTAGTCCTTCTGCTCCTCGGACTTCAATCGTATCTCCTTCCTCGGTTTGAAACTTTAGGTATTTTTCTTCTTTTGCGTTAAATTTTCGAACTATATAAGTTGTATCATCAGCGTCTCCGAATATAGCATTATAACTAACAGTTAACTTATATGTGGGATATAAATACCTCAGTATTTTATAATATAGTTCTTTCACTTCCAATCCTTTCCACAGAACATATTTCCTTCGGCTACTCTTCTTCGAGTTAGTCCTTCAAGCACTTTACCCCCTGCTTTATTCCATCTAAGCATTTGATTTGGTACTTCATCATAATCACCTGCATTTAATACTTTTAACATAGTGGATGCTTTCAAATTACCTCCACCTAAATTATAAGTCCAGCTAACTAAAGCATCGAATTGATTCTGAGCTAAAGGCGATGTTACACTATTGTTTACATAACCCTCATACTCTTCTAGTTCTACTTCTAACATATGGTCAGCGTGATCTTTACTCCACTCGTCTCCCTTTTGCACTCCTTTGGTATGACCATAACCTATAGTCCATACTCCTGCTGCGCACTGATATGCTTGAAGTTCTAATCCTTCAAAATCTTTTATTAACTCTAATCCATATTGTGATGTTTTCATAATTCTCCTGTAAGGAAGGGTTTTCACACTAGAGAAACACCCTTCAAAAACCTTCCGACAGTCTATATAAGAACGCCTATGCTATTAACAATTACACTTCCAAAACCAACGACCAATATTACATTCATCATTGCGTTACATAGTGTTCCGTCCTCACACATACCATCACGAACTTGCAACAAAATTGCTTTCATTTTAATTTATCTCCAAGACTTTCCTCTTAGAATTTGGAGTTCGTGACAGAGTGATTGTCAGTAATCCGTCTTGTAGATTTACACTTTCTACTTGTAAGTCGGCGTTAAGAATAAATCTTCGTTCAAAAGATTTCAGACTTAATCCCTGATGAACAAAGCGCTCATCAGTATCTAGTTTTTGTTCTTTCTTACCCTTTAGTTGGAGTTCCTCGCCATCAGCGACTATCTCCAGTTCTTCTTTTTGCCACCCTGGTAAAGCAATCTCTATACGATAACTGCCTTTACTTTCGATTATATTATATCTAGGATAACTTGTCTCCGTGTATGTTGGGAGCGTTGGCATATCCAATCCAAGCCAAAATTTACTTAAATCTATACTCATTATTTTTCTCCATAATTCCTTTTCAGTAAATACTCGCATTGCCTCTCGGTCAATGCACCAAAATGCAAGTGAAACCTATCACTTACATACTAATTATATCAATTTTTGACCGTGTTGTCAAGAACTATTTTTCAGTATCATCGAAAGTAAGTATTCCTTTCTCTTCCAAATAATCTATCGTCCCTCGTATTCCAGTCTGTTTTCCGAAGTAATAGGAACCAGCACAGGTAAAAATTAAAAATATTAAATAACTTATATCATTTTCATTCATAGATAATATTATACCAACTTTTTAAGATGATGTCAAGGCAAATTTTCTAGTTAATTAAAAATAGTTCTTGACTTTATTGGTTATCTTTAGTATAATATACATATGAATAAATGGAAAGACGAAGAAAAGCAGTTTCTAAAGCGTCATTACAACTCAATGCCGACTGATGAAATTGCCACCAAAATAAACAAAACGAAAGAGCAAATCTACTCGCAAGTTTTCTACTTAAGGAAACGCGGTTGGACTTTTAATCGGAGGTCAGATGCCCAGTATTGACATGAAAGGCATGAGTTTTGAGAAAGGTATTCGTATTTTTCGAAGAAAATGTGAACGAGCAGGGATAAAAGACAGGTGTAGAGAGAAAGAATACTATGTCAAACCCAATGTCAAAAAGAATGAGAAGAACAATTATACGAAACGAAAACGCAAATTGGACTTACAAAAGTCAAAGGAACTCGAATTTAGAAAGAAACTCTCAATGAGAAATAGAGGTGTTTGAAAATTCTCTATATAACATAACTAAATTTTACAATCGTAATTCAAACTAAAAAATATTTTTTCGTATCTAAAGTGTATTCCTACACACCATTACATATACCACCGAAAAACACATCTTGCTTTCTTTTTAAAGTTGTGATATAATATAATCATAAATTATGATAGTTAACCAAAACAAATCACTGACTGCTCTCTCTTATCTAATCTGAGACTGGAAAGCTGGAACGAAGCGTAAGCGAGAGTGACAGCGTGTCTCTAATCTAGATAAATTAAGAGAGCTAATTGTGTTAACAATATCAATTCATGAAACCAAACAATAACCTGTTCTGGGTTATTTTAAATTCCAAATAATAAATCAATTACTACAAAACCCTTTCCAATTACTCCAATTTGCACAAACCAAAATTTTTTAAAGGCAAGAAAAAACCACTACGATGAGTGGCTACTTTCTTTGTTTTCTCCTAGTTATGTCAAAACCATGAGTCTTTAGACCTTGGAACATTATCATCTTGTAGTATTCGTATTCTTTGAACTGGTAATGTTTCTCTATGACCATTCGGAAATCTTAGTCTTGCTTTCATACCCGTTGGGGCTTCTGTAAGTCCCATGACCTCAGCATACTGTCCATGTTTTTCTACTAACTCATCCATTCTTCCTAGTTTACACACTCTCATATTGCACTCCTTAAATTTTTTAGTGTTGACTTTGGTGCTTTCTCTAACCCCGCTAGGGCTGTGGTAGAGAGTTCTAACCTCTCAGCTAGTTGTTGCACTATTTCTAATTTTGTTTCAGGTTTCTCCCCAGTTTTGGTGACATATTCTGTCTTTAGATAAACTCCTTCCCTACTTAGTTTACCTATGATAGATTTTATACTCTTGTCCATACTTTTAGCTAGATTTTCTACTGTTTCTCTAGTCGGATTAGCACTATATTGTTCTATCATTTGCTCTACTTGTTCTTCTGTGTAGTTTACTGCCATAGTTTGTTCTCCCATTTTTCTACTTGTTTAGCCACTCTAAAATTAGACCAGCCCCATTCTTCAGCTGCTATCTCTATAGCCTCCTCTTTGCCATACTTCAGTTCCCAACCCATAAAGTCTACTTCCATATCATCTAGTGTATCAAGATAACTCATTATTAAATCTCTCCCACTCATCTATTAGTCTATCGTTTTTCAACTGACTTGGCACTAATTCTATATCATTTCTAGTTATTCTACCATCGTTGTATTCAATGTCTACAACTCCTACTTCTTTTTTTACATCGGGTTCTGGCTCATACCACATCGAATTTAGACTATGTGCATGAAGTGATTTCACTCCTCTAGCCCATTCCTCTGCAGCGATCTGTTTAGCTCGTTTTACTACTCTATCATGGTATTGTGTCATAATATCTCCAATGTTCCTCTATCAAAGAATTGATATACTAGCTCATCACAGTATCCTTGTGGTTCCCACTTCTCTCCTTTGTAGCTACCTTTTACTAATTCGTATTCTTCCCACCAGTCAAAGTCATCTGATTCAAACCAGCTTTCTTCTTTACCAAATGCTGTTAATAGAACTTCGTTTAGTTCTTCACCATCTATTTCATCAGTGTCGTCATAGCACTCTCCACCTTCAATAAAGTAAGTGGTTTTTCCTACAAAGTTTCTGAACTCATCTTCATAAGTCATGGTAGCAGTTGGTTTAGTTCCTAACTCATTATGTATATACTGCACTAGATGTTTTACAAAGGGTATTGGTGGACTCCATGCTGAATATCCACTAAAGTAATCTTCATGATATTCTTCAACATGACACCACTTTGCTCCAATATTCTCAATACCCCAGTTATACCAACCTTCTTCATCATATTCGGTAGGGTATATAGGTAATTTCTCTATTTCATACTCCAACCAACCATGTGTCGTTTTACTACTAATGTTTTCCATTAGAAATTGCAGTAGTTTACTTTCTTTTTCATCAATGTCAAAAGTGACATGAAAATGTACATTATTTGCCATTAGTTTACTACTCCAAACGCAGCTTCGTATTCGGACTTACTAATCAAAACAAGCTGTTCATCTCGAATTGTCCTTCCATCTTCTAGGTCTATCAACATATGTGTCGAATTTCTACTCACATGACCAAACCATCTAGGTTTGCTATCCTCTGGGTATCGTATTGCTACTATTTTACTACCATTTGCTTCCATTCCTACTTTATAATGTCTACTCGCCATATTCTTCCCTCTCTTTCTTTTTAGCCCAGTCACTCCATGTTATGAAAAACATAGGCAATACTATTGTTGCAAATCCAAACAATGCAATAAATGTAATTAACTCTCCAATACTCATATATCTCCTTCCTGTCTGCTCTCAGACCTTGCTACCTCAAAACCATTTGGGTATCGCTTTTCAAGTTTGTTTATATTTTCGTCCATTACTTCATCAGGTGTAAATCCAAGTGCGATACAACCTTGAACCCAATACCAAAGGACATCTCCTAGTTCTCTTTTCATGTGGAATATTTCATCAGCACTGAACTTACTATCTGATTGAAATACTTTTTTCTTTACTACTTCGGCAAACTCTCCACTTTCTGCCATCATACCTATCAATGCGGTCATTAGTCTTGCCATATCTATTTCTTGGTCAATCACTTCACTACCTTGCATTGTATAAGTTCCTCGTAGATACTCTACTCTGTCACACATTTTGGTCGTATCCTTACTTGCTCCAGAGGTAGTTGTGTCTACAAACTTTGCGTAGTCATTAATTTTACTTTCCAATATCTTTTACCTCTTTTTTTGGTATCACTTGGTATGCACCTTTGTTATAAGCAATTGATACCGTGTATTGCTTACTGATTTCTTTCTTATATGAAGTATCTTCAGGTGTTTGATACTCCTTCACTTTTGCACTAGGATAGGTCGTTTGTTTACTACTTTTTGTCGTTTTATTACTATGTATATCACTTTTAGTTGCTTTTTGCCACTTATTAGTCGCTTTTTTAGTAGTTTTTCTCACTTTTTTCCTTTTTCTGCCATGTATATCATAACTCATGCTACCTTTAACTATCATTCTTGTAATCTCCCATGTCTATGTTGTAGATTTCACACAATCTATTTAACATTAGTTCATATTCTAGTGTTAATTCTACAATGTGTTCGTTAAGATGTTGCAAATCATCAAGGCACAACTTTATTTCATCTTCATGCTTTTTCAGTTCTACCTTGATTTTATCCCCCTCTGTGACAGTAGGGAACTGTATAATTTTACCCATTATTTAAACCCCTCAAAAATGTGGTCTATCATTACTAGCACAAATGTGCCTATGATACAGAACACTATTAAGCAAGTGTATACTTCTACAAACCACTCACCCATAGTTATTATCGTCATCGTTGTTGCTAAAGTATATAAATACTAGAAACATAGCAACTAGAATTATTACTGTGTAATCCATTCAAATCCTCCTACTAATAACATCATTACTATTACTCCGATACCGAAACCTATCAGTATCCACTCTAGTGGGTCTTCCTTATCAAAAGGTTTCCACACTTCATGATTGGCTTTCTCAATCCAACCATAGCCTTTCCACTTATCCTTCATTAGCAAATCCCCCTGTGTATAAATCAATTAAGTATGACTCTATTAGATCGATGTAGTCTTGATAGCTGTCATACTCTCCACTTATACTGTCATAAGCATACTTCATTGCTCTTAGCATATCCTCTTTAGGAATTTGAAACGCATCTATGATGTGTCCATCATGGTCTTTGTCAAAGTTAGGGTAGTATGATAATTCATTTTGCACTTCTTGTAGTTCTAAAACACCATAGATTATGCACTCATAGAACTCCTCTACTTTCTTCATAACTGTCCAAAGTGAGTGGGAATGAAAAAAGAGCAACCCATCGCTCTCATCTTGAACGGGTTGCTCTTTGTATTTGTCATTGAATAGTTTGTTTTTGATACTACTCATTAGGTTGCTCCTCTACTTTTTGAAAGGTTGTGCCATCACAGTATCCTACCATTTTTCTTCTGTGTATCTCTTTACGAGCATACTTGCCTTCAACACTCTGGTCGTTTTCTAACTTAGCCAACGCCTTGTCAGTGAATTGCATATAATCGTGCCATAACTGTTTCATTACTTCACTCCTTCGGATAATCTATCCAATTCGTCATAATCATACTCTTTGTTGATAATGATTTTTACTTTTCTTTTGTTTGCTCCTACCACTGTGTGGTCAAGAACTAAGCCATTTTTTGCTAGAGCATTTACTTTTCTTTTGAATGTTCCATACTCTTTTTGTGTCAATATTGCTGTTGTCATTTGCCTTGCCCCCTATATGCTTTATGTGAACGCTTCTTGTGTTTGTTCATGTTAATACTGAATGTGCTTTTGTTGTTGCCTTGTGAAGTCTTTTTCACATGACTGATATGTCCTTTACTCCATGATGCCATTACACACTCTCCTTAGTAGCCCATACCACTTTGATACCTCTACGGGTTAGTTCGTTCATACACTTTTGCACTACCTTTGGTTTCGCATTTGAACTATTGATGTAGTCAAATAACTCCTGCTTTGGTGTGTTGTGTATGAAATAATGTTTCATCTTTTGCTTTGCAGCAGGAATACCTCTTTTGTATTCTCTATGTGATTTCTTAAATTTCATTGGCATAACGCACACTCCTTATTTAATTTGGTTATTATTTTTTATATGAGTATATTATACTCGGTTTGAGAGGTCTTGTCAAGAACTATTTTTAAAAAGGTAGGAAATTTTGATGTTAAGTTTTTTGAAGGAAAAAGAAAGGGAGTATGAAACTCCCTTTACTAATACAAGTCGCAACGCGTGTGGGACAGGGGACACTATCAAAGAAGTTCCAATACTTGGTTGAATACTATGACTTTCACATGGTTATCCAACACCCCCAAATCCCATTCTTGCCTTGCCATTTCAGTCTGTGCTAGGTCATTTTTACTTCGCTTGACTACCGAATCGGTTGCAGAGGCGAGCATTAGTGGACAATTTGGTTATCTCATATACTATCTAGTTGTATCTGCCCCTCTTACCCTACTACAATCTCGGATTTATTTACAGCTAACCTCAAACGATTGTGTGGGATATCCTCGCAGGATACGATGCAATCTCTCTCTAAATCAGATTGCTTACCCTTGAAACAACTGTGCTCACATTCCTTGGTGGGGTTGACAGCTAAAGCTGAATCTCGCCTCGCACACTGAGTTGTTAAAAGTGTTGGTTTGGTCGAGAACTCCAACAAACTCCTGACTTTGATTAAGCTAGTGTCAGACTAACTAGGTTTGCTACTTGCTGTGTCGGTTTACACCTTTGGCTTTCATCTGATATTTTCGTTGTATCCACCCGTTCAATCACGCTTATATCTATCTGTTTCACTTCTGATTGTATAAGAAAATCCCGAAGGTTTAAAGTCTTCCGACTAGCAAAAGCGAGTGTAGAACTTACTACTTACCACCGACTGCCTTGCCTACTTGAATTTGGACTTATCGGACTTACTTTGGATTTACTGAATGTCTACCACTCTAACTCTCTTTACGCAGTGCCGTCTGCGAACATAACTCGACTTTTCATGGTTGGTCACGATGCTTAGAAATATCTCTTATGTTGAGTATCAAACTTACACCGACTAGACACTTAGGACATGCTAGTTTGCCCCCCATCGTTCAAAGCAGTTGGGTCGCTGTATTTATTTACTTTTTGTTTTTTTCAAAATATAGATATATTATATCCACTTTCTAACCATTTGTCAAGAAGAATTTTGATTTATTTACTACTTGGTTGGTAATAAATCAATTCAGTCCCAACGGGTGTGATACTTTCGTTTTCTCACTTGGTTTCCCTTTTTCTAAATATAAGTATATTATACTCACTCTAGAACCATTTGTCAACAAAAACTTTACATTATTTGTTGAAACTTCACTTAAGTCAAGGTGTTGGAGTTGAACCAACCACTTCCTGAATAAGGCGTGCTTCCGCAGACACTTACCCTGACTAGGCTCGTCGCCCTGACTTAAATGGGTTAGTATGGCTAACCACTCCTTGACAATTATTGTGAGATTGCGTCAACCAATCTTTGTAGGTCTTGCTTTCCAGCTTTGACAAAAGTAGGTAGTTCGATTCCGAAGTGCTCAGAAATAGTGTTTACTAGCTCACTCTTTTGAACTACAGGCTCGCCTGTTTTAGTTGTTCTAGGTTGTGCTTTGTAAACTCCTTCTCTTGATAACTTAGCAATGATACTTCTTGTAGTTTTGCCTAATTCTTGTGCAAGTGCGTCTACTGTTTCCCTTGAAGGGTTTTCTTGGTAGGCTTTAGTCATAGATGCTACCATTTCATCTGTATAATTTTTAGCGTTTGCCATTTTAATAACTCCCATTATTTTTAATATCTTATATTGTATATTATATCCAAAGTATCCTCGTTTGTCAACCACTTTTTGTAAAAACTTTGATTTTTGTGCATCAAGTGGAGTGTCTGTTGAGGTTTTATCTTTTTTCATAATATGTATATTATAGGCGATGTGATTAGTCATGTCAAGAAGAAATGCGAATTATTTATAAAAATGCACATCGTTATTTCGGGGGCAGGGACGCGAAACCTCACAGCGGGTGTGCACAAATCTCCAAAAAACGCAAAATTTCTCTTGACACCCGCGCAAATCTGTGCTAAACTATAAATAAGTCTTATTATAGACTAATACATCACTTTGACACTCCGTTTTATCACTTTAGCACTTCGTTTATGCACTTCAGTTTTGCACTTTGGCGCCGGAGGTGGCTTTAAGCGGGTAAAGTGGCGTATTTATGCGGGTTTTGACGAAACAATCGATAATTAAAGTGGTTTTCACGAAACAGACTAGCAATATAAAAAATTCTTCGATAAATGCGAAAATTCTCTTGACACCCGCCTCAGAGTATGATAAAATCGGCGCGATTTGATGCACAGATTATGCGAAGTAAAATAATTGAATTATTTTCGCTTTACCTATTGATATTTCTAATAAAGTGCGTATAATACATATTATGAAAAACGAAAAGAAAGTTGAAAAAACAAAAGCAACATTAGTTCGTGAAGTGGAAGCTAAATTCAAAGTAAAAGATGGTTTCTTTGACTCTTTAGAGAGAGCTAACAAAGAAACAATTGTCAAATTACTCTCCCTTTAAGTGAACAGTTGTCTAAAATTCGAAGTGTAAGTTACTTTGTTCCTCAAAACTAGGCAAAAGTCCCTATTGGCACGGGACTGAGCTCGCCAAACCCGACAAATGTCCCCGAGGAACGGACAGGCGTCGGGTTTTTTTGTGAATTATTTTAAATTTTTCCTTGACAAAAGTAAAAATGTGTGCTACAATACTAGGGTGGCGGGCGGGATACCCACGGAGACTTGGGGATAACCTGTGGATAAGTCGGCTTCGCCAAGGTAGACTTTGCACTTGTTTCGCTTTCGCACTCTGGCGCACAAGCGCTTCGCTTTACCACTTCACTTTTTCACTCTGGCGCAGAGCGCACTGATGCAGTTCTCTAAATCTCAGGCAGGGGGTATCCCTCAAAATTAATTGACGAAAAAAAGAGTGAGGGTGGGAAATCTTGAATAATCGCAATTTCCCAATCCTCAGAAGGTGGTCTTTGTTAATCCGAAAATTAGCATTTTTTCCTTCTTTTTGAAAAGTGGCAGTTATCTTGAAAGTTCGTAGAAGTTCGGTTGATGTTTTCCCTTCTCGGTTCTATCTAAGAAAATCTGATCTTTTCTCATTTTCCCCAAGTTCTCGATCTTGCGATAAAGTCTTGGTGTCAATCCCCTATTTTCTGTTTTCCCTTTAAGGTGTGTTTCCTTAGTTGATATAATCATTATAAGGATTTTCTGTCCTATGTCAACAATTATTTTAAATTAATTTAATAAATTCACAATAATAAAAATCTGTAATACTAATACAATTAGAGGTATTACAGTTCTTATAAGTTCCATAATGTGATTATACTTATCAAGCCACCTTTCAAATCTATAAATTTTGTTCATAAAAAAAGGGAGTAAGTTTATTGGACTTACTCCCTTAGGTTGTTAGAAACTAAGCAAATCGCTTGTTCCATATTCTCGCATTAACTGTTTCAACATTTCCATATTTTCGGATAGCAGTTAAATTTGCTGTCCTATCATCATAGAAATATTTCTTTAGTTTTGCGAATTGCTTGAAATTCCAAAAGTGTCGCAGTTGCTTTGCTTTTAGAATATCATCTCTAGTAATGTTATCCTTAGGTCTTGAATAAATATAATCATAGTAAATACCCATTGAATGAATATATTCCAAATCATATTCTCCAAGTTCTCTAGCTGTGCAAATTATGACAATGTTTCCATTTTCATAATCTTGTCTTAACTGCCAATACATAGGAAGTAAATCATCTTTAAAAATGTTTTCCTTAGTATTGTTAGCTTTCCAATTAGCCAAGTCTAGTTCCCCATTTTCCATATATTTTGTTCGGTGGCTACTATCAATGATAGTTCCATCTAAATCATATATGCAAATTTTCGGATTAACAAAGTTTAGAATTCTAGGTATAAATTGAGTTTTAAGTTTCAACATCTTTTAAACCCTCTTTAATTTTCTGCTTTGCTCTTTGTTCCATATGTCGCCAAGCTCTATCATATGATTTTGCTTTTAGCCATTCTTCCCTAGTTGCAAAGCCGAATTTTTCCCATTCTTCTTTTTTAGTTTCAAATAAATCAAGTTGTTTCATTCTTACCTCTTTTCTTTATTTGTTTATTAACGATTTTGTATGCTTGTAAAATACAAGATTTAATCTGATTTCCAGAACAGTAAAACCATTCTGTATAACCAAGACCTAAATTCTTGTCATTTACTTTTTCATACCCTCGCAAAATAGCAATTTCAGTTGCTATCCTTTCAATGCTTTTTGCAAGTATATTTTCGGATATAAAAACCTTTTTTATAAGGTGTTCTTGTCCTTTCAAATTTCCTGACATTCTGAAACCTGAAATTCTTCTATCTATATCCTTAGTAGTATAGCCCACCTTAGACCTAATTCTTTTGTTTTGATACAACTGATTTAGGTCTAGTTCAAGGGCATAAACTTTATCTTGAAGATTTAAATTCATGCTCTATCTTTTAAAGGTGTTTTAGTTTCAATATTCCAATTCATTACCAATGCGACTAGATCAGATTTATTCGATCTGTCAAATGCAGTAAATGGAGTTAAACCCTCATTCATAAGAAATTCATTGATTTCTCTTTGCATTGTCGCCTTTGGTAAATTCTCAAAATAAACTATTTTTTCTTTAGCCATTTTATTACCTCGTTTATTAACTACCTACATCTTATAGGGTGTAGATTTCCCTAGTTCTTTTATGTCGTTCTTGTTTTCATAACCGAAGTTAAGATTGTCTCCACGACCCCGACCAATATTTTATAAGGCGTTCTCGGTAATCCTTATATCTATAATATCAAAGTGATTGAAAAAATCAAGCAAAATCACAGTGATTTTTTCCTTGACTTTTCCCTAAATATAGTGTAAAAAAATATGAAAAAAAGTGTTGCTTTTTTCTTGAAATTGTGGTAGGAAAATTTGAAAAAAAGTGTTGCAAAAAATTCAATCATGGTTTAAAATAACTGTAAGTTATTTTAAACCAAGCCTCCCAAATCCACCAAGACAAGCCGATAAAATCAATCGATCTTTTTTCGAAAAAAACCTTGACAAATCTTGACAGATATGATAAAATCGGCGCCCCAAATGAGAATGATTATCATTTACAATATTAAAAATAATTGTAGAAAAGTGTTGACAAGTATTGAATAATGCTTATAATAATAGGTATGTTAAACAAAAAAGGAGAAATTAACATGGAATATATAATAACAGTAGCAGTATTTTTCTTAGTAGCGATAGGATTAATGTATGCAGTATCAAGTGAGGGATCGAACCCTACACGCCAGCAGATGAGGAATAGAATTAAGATGCAAAGAGCGTGGAAGAGGTTTAAGAGAACATTAAAAGTTGATGAGGTTCTTGCTCCCTTTATAGGTGGATTAATCATAATATTCTTTGTGTTAGTCTTTACATTCAAATTACATGGAGTTATATAATGAAGAGCTATAAAATTAAAGTTCAATTGCGTGGTGGTAGTGGCTATCTGGAAACAGTAGAGCTAACAGAAAAAGAGGTAATATGGTTCTTAAATAAGAATGATATAAACGGCTGTTGGACGAAGTTATGCCAATCTATAGAGGATAGATTAGGAATGAGAATTATAGGGCATTTTAATCTCATTAGCTATTTTATAGATGATGAGGAATTTCCCTTACATTAAAAAGTTCTCCAAAGGGGGTGAAATTCCCCCAATTTATTTTTAAAATAAATGTAAATAAATGTTGCATAATTAAGAATTATCATGTTATAATATATTTATATTAAGGAGAAAGAAAATGAAAAAACAAGACCAAGACCTAACAAAAGCTGAATTACAAAAAGCAATCAATCAGCTAATCAGGTTAAAAGGCAACGCCCAAGTATGGAACGGATTTAACAAACATATGAAAGGAGCGATAGTCTACAGGATTGGGAAGTTTGAGAGATTGCTAAGAGAGAAAGGTTGACACCTTCTCTCTTTTGTGGTAAGGGGGGTTAGTAGACCTGCCCTGCCACCCTCACTCTAATACCCCCACGCGTACAACTTTTTAAAAAATCGCGAATCAATAAAAAGACGCGGCGAGTACATCGTGACGATGCTTCCAAAAATACTTCTTGACACGAGGATGAAATTTTGATATAATTCAAGTATGAAGAATGAAATTGTAACCAAGATGAGTCCAGAGGGATTAGAAATCGCGAACGCATACTTAGAGCTGGGGAATCTTCCGTCAGTGTGTGCACGATTAAGTATAGATGAAAATACCGTACAAGAGTACCTAGGTAAACGAGAAATTAAACAATACATCGACCAAGTATACTTAGACACAGGTTACAGAAATAGATTTAAATTAGCAACAACGCTTGACGATATAATAGACAAGAAGCTAGAAGAATCAGAAGAGAGTCAAATTTATACTAATAAAGACTTAGCAGATTTAATACAAATGGCACATAAAATGCGTATGGATGAAATTAAAGCCATGGCAGAGTTAGAAAAAGCAAAAGCCTCTAACATAAAGAACCAGACTAACGTACAGATTAATAGTGAGTTACCTTTTGGACAAGGCAACTACGGTAAACTTATGGAAAAATTACTAACAAAATAGGAGAGCTTATGATATATAGCACATATGTAGACGGCAATAGAAAAGCCGATGTTATCAAATTAGACAATCACTGGGGTTGTCGATTATACGAAGATGGAAAACTTATAACAACAGAGTTTTACAAAGGGCATAGTGAAGCATACGCAGAAGATGCAGCAGAGAACTATGTACTAGGAATAAAAAATGCCGTATAGCAAAGAAGTAAATGATAGATTCTACGGAGTACTGAATAATCCACAGGAGTTCAGTGTAGGACGCTTCGACCCAAAAGACCCAGACGTAGCAACTGGCATGACTGGAGCACCCGCTTGTGGTGACGTCATGAAGTTACAATTAAAACTTGACCACGATGAAAAGATACTAGATGTCAAGTTCAAGACATATGGATGCGGTAGTGCAATTGCCTCGTCCACCCTGTTCGTAGATATGCTGAAAGGCAAAACTATCGAACAAGCCAAACAAATAAAAGATAGAGATATCGCTGAGGCATTACAGTTGCCTCCTATTAAATTACACTGTTCTGTTCTAGCCGAAGATTCTATTAAGAAAGCAATAGAAAATTGGGAGGAAAAAATTGAACATAGGAAACATAATCAATACGATTCATCGCTTGATGAAATCGGGTAGGATTCATAAAGTATGGAAAATCAGTGGATTGAAATAACAGATGAAGCAATCACCAAGATTTTGGAGAAACAGGAAACAGAACGTTTCCTGGCAATCCGTCTTGGTATTACTGGTGGCGGCTGTGCTGGTTTTGAATATGTATTTGATAAATGCAACGATGAACCAACTCAAGAAGACGTGCGATTGGATTATGGAAAGTTTGGGGTGGTAATTAATAAGATGTCAATTCCATACTTACTAGGAATGACACTAGACTACCAAAAAGAAGGATTGAACGAAGTATTTAAATTTATCAATCCAAAAGAACAATCCGCGTGTGGATGTGGCGTCTCAATCAATTTCGATTTAGAACAAGTAAATAAAGACAAAATATTAGCAATACAACTATAATGGAAGAATATACAATATTTAATTTTATAAGTGATGTAGGAGCCCCTATAGCCGCAGCGTTATTTATGGGTGCTTTCATATTTATCATTATAAGAAAGATAATGGAAGATGTAGTTGGCAATACTGAAGAGTTAAAAGGTATCTGCAAAATGTTGGTTACTAGAATTAAAGTAATGAACAATGACATGATACGAATAGATGTAAGCGTTAGTTCTGCACTTGAACTTACACCAGATTTAAAAAGAATATCAAGAGCAGAAAATTTTGTAGAAGATGGCACTATAGATGCAAGGAGAGACTAATGCAAAACTGGTTGTTTAATAAAATGGCACCTTATGCGTTAAAGTTTAGAGAATGGTCTAAAGGTAAACTCTGGATTCAAATACCACTATGGATTTTAATATTATGGATGTTAGGAATATTTAATCCTTACTGGTGCGTATATCCAGTCTGTTGGATTCAATAATGGATTGGATGGAAGATGCTGCAGAAGCAGTTCAACAGTTCGGATTCCCTATAATAGCTATGCTCGGTCTTGGATACTTTGTCTATTTTGTTTGGACTACAATCACGGAAAAAATCGACCCAGCAACTGAAGATATGAAAATGACCGTTCTAAAGTTAATAGACCAAATTAGAATGATGGACAATGATATGATTCGCTTGCAAGAGAAACTGGACACAGTTTTACAGATGAAAGAAAATGAACGAAAGAAAACTAAATAATAGAATTTCGAACGGTGTAGTTGGAACATTAATAGCTTTAAGCTTTATAGTAATTGCATCAGACTTAAATGCTACAGAAATAGTACATAAATTTGGTTCGCCTAGTTTTAGTGGGATTAATCAATCTGCACACTATTTAACTATTGACGAACAAGAAAGAACAAGAAAAGATGCACTTGCACAAAAAGCTCAAGATGCATTAGACGAGGCCCAAAGAGAAGCAGACAATACAACTCTCGCTAAATTCTTAAGAAACCTAGAAAGCAGAATTTATTCTACACTTGCAAAGGATATATCAGAATCTTTATTTGATTATAACAATCCTGGCACACTAGAGAATCCTGTAACTGGAGAAATCTGGTTAGAAGGCAACAGAATAATTTGGACAAATAACGGAGTCACAATCACTCTAGTAGTTGAAGAATGGTTAGATGGAGTGTTGTTATCAACAACAACTATCGAAATACCAGTCGGAAGCTTCGGGGGATGTTTTAGTGACTGCGCGACTGGCTAATGTATTAGCGCCTTTACTACTTGTCGGCTGTGCTTCATTTGGAGCACCGCAACAATATGACAACTGTTATAAATTCGAAGAAGGATTTAATAAAGATGTTGTAACAGGAATTGCAAAAGCAGGCACAGATAGAATGATATGTAGGACAGGACCTGTCATACAGCCTAGCGCTACTCAACAATTACTCAATTTACCATACCCCAACCAAAAGACAGTTGTAGCAGTATACAACTTTGGAGATAACTCGGGTCAAAGAAAAGGTGGAGACAATATAGCTAGTTTTAGTACTGCTGTAACCCAGGGAGCTCACCATATTTTGATTGAAGCTTTGAGGGACGCAGGTAGAGGAAATTGGTTTGTAGTCGTAGAGAGAACTGGACTTGATGCTTTGACAAAAGAAAGACAACTTGTAAGAAGTACTTTTGAAGCATACAATAAAGGGGCAGATGGAAAAACAATTTTAAAACCACTACTATATGCAGGAATGATTATAGAAGGTGGTATAGTTAGTTATGATACTAACATAAGAACTGGTGGTAACGGTGCTCGATATCTAGGAATAGGTATGAAGAATCAATATCGTGAGGATGTCGTTACAGTAACATTAAGAGCTGTATTAGTTCAAACAGGGGAGGTCTTGTTAAATGTTACAACCACAAAAACTATACTATCTACTGGAGGTGGAGGCGATGTATTCAGGTTTATAGAACTTGGGACAGAACTCGTTGAAATCGAAAGTGGTAGTACAGAGAACGAGCCAGTAGGACAAGCTGTAAGAGCTGCTATAGAAGCAGCTGTATATGGCCTAGTTGTCCAGGGACTCGAAAAAGAGGTTTGGGACTTCGACTACCCAAGCCTGGGAGAAAAGAATGAATAAGATAATTGGACTATTCGCGATTGTTCTATCTTTTTCAGCGTTCGCGGGTAATAATGATTTATATATTACTCAAACAGGTACAGGACTTACTTTGACTATTGACCAAATAGGTGCTACTAACAATGTTGGTACATCTCAAAATAGAGCAACTTTGTCAGGTACTTCAATGACAGTAGACATAGACCAGATTGGAGATACTAACTCCTTCTTGGCTTCACTACTTCAAGGCAACTCATCTAGTTGGACTTACAAAGTCACTGGTGATAGTAACACCGCTACTTTAGCAGGTGGAGCTTCAGGAGATATTGCTAGTTCCGATTTTGACTATATCACGATTGGTGACAGTAATACTCTTTCATGGACTCAGGGTGCTGCTTCGACAGCCACTGGAGCCAACACTGACTTTAGCATAACAGGAACTTCAAATGCTGTAACAGGTACTTGTGAAGTTGTGGGTTGTATAAATAATTGGACTATTAGTGGAAACAGTAATAGTATTACTACATTACAGACAGGTTCTGCTGACCATCAAATCACAGCATCTTTAACTGGAAGTTCTAATACTGTAACTATTGACCAAACTGATACTGCAAGTACGAACGTTGCAAACATAGTATCTACCACGTCAAGTGGTACTATTGATGTAGATCAATGCGCATCTGGCTGTTAATACTTCTCAGTATACCGGCCTTTTCAACAGAAATAGGAGAGATATCTGAGCTAAAAGGAAACGGAGAGATTACTAGAGTAAACTCTAGTGAAACTTTTACCGCAGAACTAGACTCAGATATCTTTTCATTCGATGATGTAAGAACCGGAAACGGTAGACTTGCAATAGAGTTCTTAGATGACTCTGTAGTTAAATTGACAGAACACTCGAAATTAATTATAGATGAATATATCTTTGACCCAGACCCAAGTAAGAGTAAAATGTCTCTTCAAATGGCATCTGGAACAGCTCGATTTATTTCGGGCGCTTTTGGAAAAATTAATAAAGAAAACATAACTATTAATACTCCAACAGCAACTATCGGTATTCGTGGTACAGACTTTACAACAACTGTAGACGAATTAGGCAGAAGCTTAGTTATACTACTACCTGATAAAAATGGAGATTCATCAGGAGAGATAACAGTAACAACTGCAGCAGGAGTAGAGATACTCAATGAGCCTTTTCAGGCTACTATGGTTTCAGCATGGGAACAACCACCCACACAAGCTGTTACTCTAGCAAACATGACACTTGGACTAATTGATAATATGTTGATAGTTCAAAGACCAGACGAAGTCGAACAAGCAGTAGAAGAACAACAAGCAGGAACTTCACCTACCGCAGATTTAGATAAAGACTTTTTCGAAGATGCACCAGACTTAAATTGTGATGCTCTAGTAGAGGAATGTGACGAAGAAAATGATGAAGTTACAAGACTAGACATTGACTTATTAAGTGTAGAGTTTCTCGTAGATTTACTGGCACTAGTGGAGACTACTAGTAAAAAGAGAAACCAGACTTCAGAACTAAATGGAGTAGAACTCGAAGGTATCATTGCAGGCTTTGACCCAATATACCAAACATACACTTTCGTGGAAGAAGGAATGATTTATTTTGTACACGAAGGACAGAACAACTACGATATAGGTATCGATATAAATGCAGGTACTTATTTATACATAAACAACGCAGGAGTAATATTGGAGGTAAATATAAATGGTGCGGGTGATAACGTTATTATTATTAATCAGTCCCCTTAGTTTTGCTGGGGATAATGAAGTTTCAATTATAACTAAAGGAACTAATAATCAAATTACTACTAAGCAAATTGGTAATGGTAATACTACTAATATTCTTTGTGGTGCAAACTCAAGTGGTTCTGTGCCCGGTAGTAACTATACCTCTCATTCTTGCACTAATGCCGTATGGAATGTCAGTGTTGACGGAAACAGTAATAGTGTTAGAATGTATACTGTATGGTCAAACAATATAGGAAATGAAAGCACCATAACTATAGAGGGTAATGATAACTACGCATATATTGACCAAGACGAAGATGATAATACTGTAACTATTACTCAAACAGGAAACAGTAATCACGCAGAAGCATTAGGCTCAGGAGATGACAATGTTTACTCAACAACTCAAACAGGAAATAATAAGTATAGCAAAATATTCTTTTTCGGGGATGATTCTGATATCACTGTTAATCAGTATGGTACTGGCACACACAATTCTTATATCTATGGAAATGGTATTGCGCACAATAACTCGGTAAATGTCATTCAATATGGCAGCGGTAATAAGGATGCAGACATATTCTTTTATAGTGCTGATAATGATGTAGATTTAACACAATACGGAACAGGAGCTCATGTAGCAAATATGAAGTTTTATACAACAGACTACAATGTAGATGTTACTCAACTAGGGTCTACGAATCAAACATACACAGCTACATTTAATTGCACTCAAAACTGCACAAAAACTATAAGTATAACCCAACAATGAAAAGAGATAAAATTAGAGACAGTATAGAACTTACTACTTTAATAAGTATATTTCTATTTTCAGTACTAGCACTAACCCCTAATGTAAACGCCTACGAATTACCAGACACTCCTTTTGATTTTGAACAAATGAAGGCAGACGCAGAACTAATCAAACAATCAGATAAACCTTTATTCGACCTCAAAATTGAAGAACCAGTTTCAACTGTTCAGTGGGTTACATTCGGAACATTACAAATTGCAGACATCTATACCACATACCGTGGACTTAAATATAATTGTGTTAGAGAAGTAAATCCAATTGCTGGAGAAAGACCATCAGTACCAAAGATGTTCTTTATTAAAACAGCAGTTCTTTCCCCGGCAATCTATGCGGAACGACAAACACTAACACTAAAACCAAAAACTATGGATGAAATAAATTTTCTAATGGCAATAGTTGTAAATCATAATTACAAAGTATGGCATAAAGCAGAACAAAGATGTATCAAAAGATAATCACAATAGTACTATTTATGGGATTGCTTATCTGGAATCCATACCCTTTTCAAGTTTTAGAACTAAAAACCTTTGATTGGTTTATAATGAATACTGAGCCTGTACAAAATGACAATATTGTAATAGTAGACTTAGACGAAGAATTTATAAAAGATTACAAAGGTTGGCCACTACCTAGAACAGCTTTCGCAGACTTAATAGCAACAACAAGAGCTGTATCAGGAATAACAGTGCTTATGCCCAATCCCGATATTCGTAATACTGGAAATGACGAAGTATTGGCACTAAGAATGAATTATACACCAACAGTCCTTGCTAGTGCAGCATCGACACAAGTAACTGGCACTAACCCTCATGTAGGTACTGCCCAGTTAGGAGAGGACCCATTACCATGGCTATATCAATACCCAGGAATTTTACCTACAGAATCTATGCTGGCGTCAAAGGCAAAGGGACTAGGAGTAGTAACCGCTACACCGGAAATAGACGGGGTTACTCGTCGTATTCCCCTAGTCGTAAACGTAGGGTCAAAATTATACCCAAGCTTCGGACTAGAACTCTTAAGAGTAGGAACAGGCGATATAAGTTACCAAATAAAAACAGAAGAACAGGGTTTAGCTTGGGTTAGAGTCCCAACTTATCCTGTAATGAATACAGATGCAAATGGACGTATCTGGTTAAACTGGAACACAAAATTTTACAAACAAACAGCGAAGGAATATCTTAGTAATCCAATTCAAGCTCCCTTCGTTATATTCGGCACGACTGCAGAGGGTGTAACAAACCCTGTGCCGACCCCTGCGGGGGCTAAGTATCCTCATGAGATACAAGCAAACATTTTACACAACCTTATTCAAGGTACAGCACCTAGTTCACCTACTTGGGCTTCTGCAGCTGAGTATGGAATCGGACTACTTGCCCTCATCATTTTAGCACTAGCTACAAGGTCAGTTTGGTTATCGGTACCGAGTTTAGTACTTGTTGTCGGTGGTTCTTCTTATGGAGCCTGGTATGCCTATCAATCTTCGTATCTCATAGACGCTAGTGGAATCGTAATTATCTGCGTTTTGTTTTGGGCATATCATTCGTTTCTGAGTTTCATATCCGAGTATCGTCAGAAACTTCGAATCAAACAACAATTCGGCACGTACGTTAGTCCCGACTTGGTTAAAAAACTCCAGGAAGACCCATCATTGCTGAGATTGGGTGGGTCAACAGAACAACTAACTTTTCTTTTCTCGGATATACGAGGATTTACCCCGATTTCTGAAAAATACCAAAAGAATCCGCAAGGACTTACTGTTCTGATTAATAGATTTTTAGACAATCAAACTAAGATAATTCTCAAACATGGGGGAACAATAGACAAATATATGGGAGACTGCATCATGGCATTTTGGGGTGCTCCTCTTCCAGACGAAAACCATAAGCAAAATGCAACAGCTGCCTTGATAGAAATGAAAAAGGCATTGGAGGAATTAAATGAAAGATTCAGAGAAGAAGGCCTGGATACGATTAATACGGGCGCGGGCATCAACACCGGCCTCTGTGTCGTCGGAAACTTTGGAAGTAGCAGTAGGTTTGATTACAGTGTTCTTGGTGATAGCGTCAATCTGGCTGCTAGGTTAGAATCAAGTTGTAAGAATTACGATGTGGATAATGTCATTTCTGAGCACAGCTTGGTTGATGGCTACGAGTACGACTTTCTTGACGAAGTAACTGTCAAAGGTAAGTCCGAACCTGTTAAAATCTACACCATACGAAAATAGTACTTGACATGAGGTACTAATTTTGATATAATTATCATGTAGTTAATACAAAAGTTTATGGAGAAAGCATTGGACTCAGATATACAGAAGAACGCAACAGGCATCATTGACCTAGATAAAAGACTGTCTAGCCACGAGACTATGTGCGAAGAAAGATGGAAAACATGCTTCAATCGTTTTGATGACATGGATAAATCTATAGGTAGAATCGAAACTATACTAATAGGAGCATCAGGAAGCTTAATAGCAGGCGGTGCCATATTAATATTGGCCATGTACAACATACACGTTTAGGAGAAAACAATGGAATTAGATTATAATAAAAAAGATATATCAAAATCCCCGAAAGCAAAAGCAGTAGAATACGATATGAGCGTACTGTATTGCAAAAGAGGAATTTGGTACGCTGTTAAAAATGAACAGAAAATGAAGTTCAACAGCAAAGAAGAGGCAATCAAATGGCTGGAGAAATAAAGAAAGCTTTAGAAGAAGCTGTCGAAAAAGACAATGAAGCACCAGAACTTAATGCTAGAGTCAGAAAACTACTAGCTCGCAAGAAAAGATTGCAAAGAAAAAACAGACAAAAAATACCACCTTCATTAAAGTGAAGAAGAAACTCAAACATCAAGACAGATTAAAAATATGTCAAGAGTGTCCAAACTATAGTAAGTTTTGGAAAACTTGTAAAATCTGTATGTGTTTTATGCCCCTCAAGACTAAATTACGATGGGCGGAGTGTCCGGACGAGCCACCTCGTTGGACTTAGGAGATACTTATGCCTTATCATTATGGTAAGAAAAAGAAGAAGAAAAAGTCAAAGGGCAGGAAGAAGAAGTAGCACTCAGGAGGTGACAACAATCTAGGAGTAGATGACCTTATACTAAAGCGAAAACGCATGAAGTAACAATTCATGACACGGAATAAAAAATGAGGGGTCTCTACTCCGCCTTTTAGGAGAAAAAATGAAATACTTAAAAATGATATGGAATATCATAACAGGTAAAGATAAGAACTGGGATGGAACAGTTGACATCAAAGACAAGATGATGGCAGCTAAAGAAAAAACAGAGATTAGTCAATTTAAACCAAAATGATTAGAACAATAAATCAAGCGTACCGAATGTATAAAAATGTTAGTAGCAGTGGACAGAATGTCAAAGCTATTAGCTATGAAACTGCATCGGCAAAGCGTAATTTTAATGTTAGTCAAAAGTCGTATGTGATGTACTTTCACAATCATACAGTCACACCTAATTTTACTACTGAAAAAATAGAAAGTGTAGGAGAAGGTAGCTGGTTCGAAAAAATAAAACATAATTATTGGTGGGGAGCAGATTCTCCACTTCTAACTATTACTGTAAGAAATAAACAAGAAGCAACTAAGTTCGAGAATACTCAAAGCAAGTTCGCGGGTTTAACAATTATTACAGTCGACACTATGATGGTGTTTAGACTTCAACCAGATGATGACGGAAATGTACGATTAGTACGACTTATGAAGAGCCCAGGCTTGCCTTGGTTACGCGGAGATTTAGACTTACTCAAATTAGGTGCAGTTTGCAATTACACTTAAAGTAAGATAAAACGCGCAAGACCTTAAGGTTTTTCGCAAAAGAGTACTTTTTAGTACGCAGGGGAGAAAATTATGTTAGAATTTCTTACATGGTTAGTAGCATGGATTCAATTGATTCCATGGATTGTAGCAGCAGCATCATTGATTGCAGCTCTTACACCTACTCCAGTTGACGATGGACTAGTCAAGAAAGCATATCATGTGCTTGATTGGTTTGCATTGAATGTTGGTAAAGCAAAAGATAAATAATGCCTGTAATTAAGGTTAAACGCGGATACAAATGGGGTAAATCTGGAAAGGTTTACCCAACCCGCAAACAAGCAGAAAGGCAAGGCAGAGCAGTTTATGCTTCTGGATATAAGAAACGAAATGGCAAAAAGAAGAAAAAGAAAAGCCGCTAAAAAGAGACCTGTACCAACAAATCCAAGTCTCTACGCTAGGATAAAAGCCCAAGCAAAGAGAAAATTTAAGGTATATCCATCAGCTTATGCTAATGGGTGGCTAGTAAGGACTTACAAAGCCAAAGGTGGTCGGTATCGAATGGGTACTGGTCGTAAGAGGAGAAAGTAATGCCACGAGGTAAAGGAACATATGGTAAAAAGAAAGGCCGTCCAATGAAAAAGAAAGCTGGAAGAAAAGGAATGAAACCTTGTTTAACAGCAAAGCAAAAGAAGTTACCAAAAGCACTTCAAGCTGGTATTCGTAAGAAGAACAGACCTTGTAGATAATGGCGAAACCAAAAGGCGGACTGACTAAATGGTTCAAAGAAGGATGGGTTGACATCTCTCGTAAGAGAAAAGGCGGAGGCTATATGCCTTGTGGTCGTAAGTCAGCAAGAAAAAGTAAAAGAGGATATCCTAAATGCGTTCCTGCTAGCAAAGCCGCTAGAATGACTAAGTCTCAGATAAGGTCAGCAGTTACAAGAAAAAGAAAAGCAGGTAATCCAGGTGGAAAACCTCGTAATGTTTCCACTTTTGTAAAAAGAGGTAGAAAGAAAAAAAGGAGTAGATAATGATAAGAAGCCAACTCAAAGAAAAATTCGAAGTTTCGAATGAGCTGAGTGGGATTGAAAGAAAGTTAGCAGTAAGAATATACGAGCAACGAAAATATCTACAAAAATTAAGTAAATTGAAAGACTACGCAACAATGCGTAAGTGTAACTTTCAGAGGAAACAACTAGAGTTGTTAAAAGGAGAACTAAATGGCTAAGTTTTTAAGCGGACCAACTGGTATTCATAATACACAGAAGATTCGAAAACATGTACTCAAAAGGGGTATAACAAGAGATATGAACTCTGCAGCTGGAACTGTTGTAAACAGTAAAAATGCAGGTAGCTATGAAGCTTTCAGATATGCAGCAGCACCTAAAGCAGTCGGACCAAGATATGGCAAGACTCTTAGACCAAAAGCAGCTAGATTCGGAAAGAAAACTTCAGGAAGAATATTACCAAGAAGAGGTAGATAATAATGATTAGGGTCACAGATAATTTTTTGACAAAAGAACAATGTCAAAATATAATAAATAGTTTTCATACTTGGGAAAGAGATAAAATAATTAATGATACCTCTAGACCAGAGAAAACTTTCAGTAAAGAACAGTTAGATGCTAATACTGAGATTGACCCTGAAGGTTATAAAATTAGACAAGTATCTCAGTCAGGTACTGATTATATTACAGAATGGGATGGACTTCCTGTTTACAGATGTAAAGTTATGAAGTATGACGAAGGAGACTTCGTTGAAGAACATAGAGATAGTCTATGGATGTGCCAAAGTAATTATTGGAAACCAAATACTAATCAAAGAGCAAAAGACTTGATGGTAATACCACTAAATGATGATTATGAAGGTGGAGAGTTTACAGTAAATGGAACAGAAATAAAACAAAAGATAGGGTCAGTAATTCAAATGCCACAATCTGGTATTCCAGGATTTAGACCCAGACCTAAGCATGGAGTTAAAGAAGTAACAAAAGGTACTAGATACTCTATGGTATTTTGGAACTTTGAATGAAAAAAGTAAAAGCGCCTAAAGGATTTCATTGGATGAAGACCAAATCGGGAGTTCGTTTAATGAAACATAAGGGCAAGTATAAAAAGCATCAAGGGTCTTCGCTGTATCATCAGTTTAAGACTGTAAAAATGCACTCACCACTATAATGGCACTAAGTAAAGCAGAAAAAGCAAGATTAAAACGGGTTGGACTCTCAGGTTTGAACAAACCAAAAAGAACACCCAAACACAAAACCAAGAAAGCTGTAGTAGCTGTAAGGGTTGGTGGTAGAATAAAGATAATTAGATTCGGAGCGCAAGGCATGGGTCATAATTATAGCGCAGCAGCAAGGAAGAGTTTTAAAGCTAGACACGGTAGAAATATTCGTAAAGGTAAATCTTCTGCAGCTTACTGGGCAAATAAAGTCTTCTGGGCAGGAAAGGGCGGTTCTAGTAAAAGACCACCTAGGTCTCAGAAGCATGTTAAAGGTATAAAAAGGAGAAGATAATGCAAGAAGTAAGTGGACAAAAGTTATGGCTAGATGAAGCTATGACTCACTCAGAGGGCTTCCTAACAACATTAGTTAACAGGGAAGGAGAAAGAGATTTATCAACAGCTGAGAAAAATATGAAGCACATCGTTGCGTCTTACTGCTATCTATACCACAAGGCACAAGAACTCGGGTTTCTTGATGAGGATTCAGATTTATTTTTTAACGAGAAAATACATTGATAGAAGTTAGTAGAAAAGATGTAATCTCCGATAGCCTGATGTCTTATCAAGAACAAGCCAGGTTTATAAAGTTACCTATGGAAGGGTATCTTGACTTATTAGGTATCACACCTAATAGTTCTCAAAATGCAATAATCAATGCAATTAATAATCCTAAATATCGTTTTATATGCGCCGCTGTCTCTCGTAGACAGGGTAAAACTTATATTGCAAATATTATAGGTCAGTTAGTCACTTTAGTACCCAATTGTAATGTACTTTTAATGTCGCCTAACTACTCATTATCACAAATATCTTTTGACTTACAAAGACAACTGATAAAACATTTTGACTTAGAAGTATTGAGAGATAATGCAAAAGATAAAGTTATTGAATTAAGTAATCATTCTACTATTCGTATGGGTTCAATCAATCAGGTTGATTCAGTAGTTGGTAGAAGTTATGATTTAATTATCTTTGACGAGGCAGCACTTGTGGATGGCAGAGATGCGTTCAATGTAGCACTAAGACCTACACTAGATAAAGAAAACTCAAAAGCACTATTTATATCTACTCCAAGGGGTAGAAATAATTGGTTTGCTGAGTTCTGGAACAGAGGCTTTTCAGGAGAGTATCCAGAATGGTGTTCAGTTAGAGCAACCTATCATGAAAATCCTCGTATATCTGATACTGATATTGAAGAAGCTAAAAAGACTATGTCTGAAGCTGAGTTCAATCAAGAATACATGGCTGACTTTAATGTCTTCGAAGGACAAGTCTGGGCATTTAATCATCAAGAGTGTGTAGCAGATTTATCAGAAATAGATACAAAAAGAATGGATATATTCGCAGGAATGGACGTAGGTTACAAGGACCCTACTGCTTTCTGTGTCATGGCATACGATTGGAACGATGACAAGTTTTATTTACTAGACGAATATTTAAACAGTGAAAGAACAACAGAACAACACGCAGTAGAAATAAGAAAACTAATCCATAAATGGAATATTGATTACATTTATATAGATTCTGCAGCTCAACAAACAAGATTTGACTTTGCACAAAACTATGACATTACTACTATTAATGCTAAGAAATCAGTACTAGATGGTATAGGTTATGTAGCCGGTATTGTAGATAATGATAAGTTAACTGTACATCAATCTTGCACTGAGTCATTGTTAAGTTTAGACCAATATCAGTGGGACCCAAATCCTAATTTGATGAAAGAAAAACCTAAACATAGCTATGCCTCTCACATGGCTGATGCGATTCGATATGCACTCTACTCGTTTGAGACACATGCCACTACCTTTTAATAACTCCTTGAAAAAATAGTTCTTGACATGAGCTATAAAATTTGTTAAAATTCTAATATACAAGTAGGTTTATGACTTTAAAAAGAGATTTAGTTAAGTATGTTCGTGACAAAGCCAAGTCGAAATATAAGAAAGAGGCGGAATGTTACATCTGTGGAAGTACGGAGAATCTGGACTTTCATCATTTTTATGGATTAACTGAGTTACTAGAATCGTGGATGAAAAATAAAGACATCACGGTTGAAACCGAAGAAGAGATACTAGAACTTCGTGAAGTATTTATAAAAGAAAACGAAGATAAAGTTTATAAACAAGCTGTTACATTATGTCATATGCATCACCTAAGATTGCATAACATATACGGAAAAAGACCTAAGCTAATAACAGCAAAGAAACAACAACGCTGGGTCGAGATACAAAGGAATAAATATGGCATGGTACGATAGATTTTTGGGTAGGACAGAAGAAAAACAAAATCCTGCTCAATACGTAATATCAAGGGACGAGGGTCTCACGATTGATAGTAGAGAGAATGTTCTCAACTATCGAAATGCCTACGAAACATTAGAAATAGTAAACAGGGCAGTCAACATGATAGTGGATGACGCTGCTGAGATACCATTCGATGTGGGAGAAAAGATTCAGGGTATAACACCTATTAAGAAAGATCTACGAAGAACACGAGTAGACTTATTAATGAACAAAGAACCGAATCCATTTCAAGACATAAGCACATTTAAAAGAAATCTTTTAGTAGACTTTATGATTGATGGTAACATCTTTGTTTATTTCGATGGTGCACATCTGTACCATCTTCCAGCAGACCATGTTACAATCTATAGTGATGATAAACAATATGTTGAAAAATATACATATGACCACTCAATAGATTACAGTCCATCAGAAATTATACATATAAAAGAAAACAGTTTTAACTCTATTTATAGAGGAGTTCCTAGATTAAAACCTGCTTTAAGAACTATGCAGTTACTTTCAAGCATGAGAAAATTCCAGGATAACTTCTTTAAAAATGGGGCAATACCAGGATTGGTATTAAAATCACCTAACACTCTTTCTGAGAAAATCAAAGAAAGAATGTTACAGGCTTGGGTTGCTAGATACAATCCCCAGTCTGGAGGTAGAAGGCCATTGTTTTTAGACGGTGGTTTAGAGGTTGAAGACTTAACGGAAATTAACTTTAAGGAATTAGACTTTCAAGAAGGAATAGCTTCAAATGAAAAGATAATTCTTAAAGCTATAGGTGTTCCACCAATATTGATGGATAGTGGTAATAATGCAAATTTAAGACCTAACCATCGATTATATTATTTAGAAACCATACTACCAATTATTAATAAAATTGCGTATGCTTTCGAGAGATACTTCGGTTTCAAACTTGACGAAGATGTAACAGGTATTCCTGCTTTACAGCCCGAGTTAAGAGACCAAGCAGCTTATTATGCTACTCTTGTTAACACAGGAATTATGACACCGAACGAAGCAAGGGAGGCATTAAGGCTTGAGCAAATTGAAGGGTTTGATACACCAAGAATTCCTGCGAATATCGCAGGTTCAGCCTCAAATCCAGAGGAAGGCGGTAGACCCCAAGAAGGTCCGCCAAGCGAGGAAGAAGAATTATGACAAAAGATATGATGATAAAGGGTTTATCCGAGTTCATAGCCAGCAAAGGCGTTGACACTATGGATTTAAAAACCTATAAAAGTTTTGGCAACGATGTACCTGTGAAGGACTATCTTTTAAAAAGATATTTTGGTTCATGGAACAGAGTATTATCAGTTGTTAAGAAAAGATATCCTATCTCGGTAGCACCTGTTGAAGTAAAGGTTGAAAAACCTGCACCTAAACCAAAAGCTAAAAAAGAGGTAAAAGATGTCAAAAAGTAACGAAAAGATATATCAATGGACTAGCACTTTTAAATCATTAGGTGAAACTGATGATGGAGGAGTTAATATCAAAGGGTCTGCAAGTACAAACGGACTAGATAGAGCTGGAGATATTATTGAATCAGAAGCATGGATGAAAGGTGGATTGGATAACTATAAAGGTAACCCAATTATTCTTTTTAATCATGACTACAATAAACCAATTGGCAGAGCAAGTGGTTTAGAAGTAACCGATAAAGGCTTAGAGATAACTGCAAAGATATCTAAAGCTGCCGGCGATGTAACTCAATTAGTTAAAGACGGAGTCCTTGGAGCATTTTCTGTTGGTTTCAGATGCAAGGATTCAGAATATATGACTGAAACTGACGGATATAAAATAAAGGACGCGGAACTTTTTGAAGTTTCTGTAGTATCAGTGCCTTGCAACCAGGGGGCAACCTTTGGCTTAGCAAAGTCATTTGATAGTATGGCGGATTACAGAAAGTACCAAAGTGAATTTTTACAGGCTAACTCAAACGCGACAGCAGACGCTGTTAAAATTGAGCAGCCAAGCGAGGAGAAATCCTCATCAACGGAGACTGATATGTCAGAAGATAAAAAATCTCCTGAAGTAGCTTTTGACCTTGAATCATTTGCGAAAGATGTAGCAGAAAAAACTGCAACAACTATTGCTATGAAACAAGCGGAGCAAAAAGCAGCCGACCAAAAAGCAGAAGCCGAGCATGCTGAAAAGCAAGCAGAAGTAGAAGCTAACGAAAAGGTTGCTCAAGAAGCAAAACAGGAAGAGCAAAAAACAGTTATCGAAGCTGGATTATCAGGCGCTGAGAGACTCATGAACGACGTAGAGAAACGAGTTTCTGAAAAGCATGAAGACTTAAAAACAGTTGTAGACTCATTAGAGCAACAACTAGCTGAGAAATCAGAAGAAATCATGTCAATCAGAGAATCAAAAAGAATCTTTGCGGACAGAAATGGTCAAGGCGACTGGAAAAAAGCTTTCGAAAACGACATCATTGATGCAAAATTTGCTGGTTTAGCGACTGGTAAAGGATGGAACAATGATTATGCGAAAAACGTTATGGAAAAAGCTAACGCCATGAGTGGTGTTGGAGTTTCTTCAGACGATTTTGAGCAGATTGTTTCAACAAACATCGAAAGAGATATTCAGAACGAATTAGTATTAGCCCCTCTATTTAGAGAAATACCAATGACTTCTGCTAACATGATTATCCCAATATTACCAGATAGTGGTTATGCCGAATTTACAGGCAACCAAGCTGCTACAGGTTCAAGCCCACACGGTAACTTAGCCCAAACAGGCGATACTTACGGCTCACCATACGGTGGTATTGATTTAACAGAAAGAACTCTTTCAACCAAAAAACTCATTTCACAATCATACTTAGGTAATGAAACTGAAGAAGATGCAATTATGCCAATCTTACCTCTCATCAGAGAATCAATGGTAAGGTCTCATGCAAGAGCTATTGAAAATAGTATCCTAGCAGGTGACGACGCTGACGGCGCATTTGGTACTGGTGGAGCTTCATTCGAAGGTCTACTACACTTAGCTAGAAATGACAGTGA